GGACGGCATGGTTGCCTGCTGGAAGTCCCATTTCTTCATGAATGTGGAGAACGCACGAACAGTTCCAACGCCAGCCAGCGGAGATGGGGTTGGCTTGAGCAGAGCCCTCGGCGAACCAATGACCGTGCCCACGCCAGCCAGCGGAGATGGGGTCGGCTTGATCCGAGCCCTCGGAACGGCCGCGACCGTACCGGCGCCGTTCAATTTCGCCTTGCCGATCTTGTTCGGCGACCATGCGCGCATGGTAGCGCTGCCAGAAAGGAGCGATTTGGCGGCATATTTCGACCGCATCGTTGCGCTTACTCCGCCCACGCCAACCAGCACATTGGTGACGCGGACATTCACTCGTGGCGTACTCGCAGCAACATATCCGCTGCCAGACAGAATCGCCGTCATACCGATCTTAACACGCGCCGTGATGGCCGAAACTGCTCCGGTCCCAGACAATGTGCCCCGGAAGTGTTTACGCGATGGCGAAAATGTACCGCGTCCATAACCTTTCGCGATCCAGTCTGCTGTTCGTGCTACACCAACCCCGGCAGCGTTGAAGAATCGTAATGTGAAACCTGTGCGGCTCTGATTGGAGATCGACCAGTAGTCGCCTGTAGCAAGATCCTTCCCAGTGACGGCGATTGAGGGAGTTTCAGCGAAACGCTCCGCAAAGGTGATCGTGGCACCGCTGGCTGGGATCGCAACATTGTTGTTGCCTTCAACTCGATCTGGAACATCAATGGTGATGACCACATCGGAGACCTCGACCGAGGTCATTCCATCATCCAAGCTGCGAATGGTAAGGCGGAACTTGAGAGCCCTCGCGCTGATAGAGGTCATGGTGAAGGGAAGCCAAGGGCCCCAACCCTGCTCGCTAGGATCGTCAATGGTTGTGCAATATTCGAGCTCGGCAGACCATTTCGATCCATCCCCGGAAGCGAGCGCCCTGACATCGCTTAGAGACGCCCAATTGATCAATTTGTCACCGACAGACACGCCGTAAGCACTGATCAACGCTGTCACACGAACAGTGGCGGTCTCGCCAATATCAATGCTCTGGAACTCGTATGTACCGATAGTCTGACCTTGTGTCAGCGTGAGAACGCTTCCAACGGTTGTTACGCCAATCCTCTGTCCTGTCCAAGAAGGCGCTTCCGACTGAGTAGCAACGACGTTGTAATTCGTCAACGAGAACGCCGAAGTCAGAACTTCAGCTGCCGTCTCACATTCAACACCGGCAAGGCTTACGGCCTTGATCAAATATGCGCCATCGCGAGGCGGAGCGTCGAACTGCAAGCCATCTACGCGATCCGCCAAAACAGTCGCGAGCGACCATGAAATGTTGTTGAAACTCGGCGAGTACTTGATCCTGTAGAAAACCGCATTGTGCTGCCGAATAGCTCCCCATGTGAGCCGAATCGATTCGTTCACCATCTCCGCCTTGAAGGCGGTAACGCTGTCAGGCACCCATGCCAAGCCGGCAGCGACAATGTCTGTCTTCTCAGCCCATTTTGATACGCGTCCCAATGAATCCACCGACCGAATGCGCACAGACATTGGGCCGGTTTTGATGTCCTCGACATCAATGGAGTTGCCGTAGGCTACCCCAACACTCGCATAATCCGGGTCTGTTGCCCGCTTGACTTCGACAACATAGTAGCGCACCCGCGCATCGTTTGGATGCGACCAACTTATCGTCATCATCGGAGTTACAGCACCATTACGAATCTGCTGCCACTCCGAGACGCTGATATTAGAAACGGTTTCTAGCGCTCCCGTCGGGAATTGTGTGAAACTCGGCGGTTCCCTATTGATGAACTTTTCGATCCTGTCGTATTTTGTTTCATCGTGGAAAAGCGCGGTGATCTCGAAGACATGCTTTTCCACCTCAGCAACCGAGATCACGCGGTGTGGACGTGGCTGAACGTTGGCGAGCGTTACCATCCACACGCTGTTTACCTGAGGTGTCTGCGAGAATGGTGAAACGACAGTCAGTTGTGTGTAAGTGCCTGGGCCATTGGTTATCTGGCGTTCTTCAAGCTTGCCGTCAGGCAAGGTGACTTTGATATAAGCGGCAGACCCATCAAGCGTAACGGCTTTGTCCACTGTGACCGTCGTGCCGACCACAGAGACGATGCGCCCACCAAAACGTGCTCCCTGCCACCACCGATCAGCAATGAGGACAATGTCGCCCGGGCGCAGATCGATCTGGTCCAGCCCAGCGCGCCAGGTACAGGTCTGCGTCTCATTCCGCTCAATGTCGAGCACCCAACGGCCCAAACGGCGCGCTTGGGTCCGGCTGGTCACGCCAAGAGCAGTAATCTCAATGGGCACAACGCCCCGTTTGCCGACCCCGCTGCCTTGGACAGGTTCAATGTCCGGCTTGTAATTGTTTGATGCATCGTTGAACAAAATGTTCGCCATGGTATGGCGAGCACGAAGCGCAGTGCCCTCGTAAGTGAACGAGCCCCCGATCACGTTACTGTTGGTGACCAGCTTTACCGGACTGGCCGGACGGTCCTGCGTCGCAGTGATGGTGCCAGCACCCCAGTAGATCATGCCGCGGAACACGGCTGCGACTGCTTGCAGCACATTATACGCTTCATCGCGGGTATTGATGACGCCGTTGAAGACAAAGCGCGGCTCCATGCCGCCAAAGCCATCCGGAACAAGCTCATCGCAGTACTTGGCGATCTCGTAGAACGCCCATTTGTCGACCATGGAGGGTGCGATTTGGCTGCCGAGCCCGTAGCGTTTGTTGGTTAGAAGATCGTAGAGCACCCAGGCTGGGTTATTTGTCCAAGCGATCTTCGCCAATGAGCCGTTCCACACTCCTCCTGTCGTGCCCGGCCCCGTTGTCGCATAGGTGCGAGTTATAGGGTCGTAGTTCTCGGGGACCGCAACCTTGAGGCCTCTGATATGGTAGCTGCGCTGTGGAAGGCTCCCACCGAAAAGCTCGGCATCAAACGCCAAGCCAACGTAGGCGGTGTTCGGGTAGCTGAGCTTGTAGTCAAGGATCTCGGTATAGCTGGCCCAGTAGAGAGAGTCCTGGATATTGCTCTCATCGAGATGATCCGGGCTCTGCCGCGTGACGCGGATCTGCCAAGGGCCTGTACCTGGCAGCGGAAATGTCACGCTTTTTTCGTAGGGAGATGTGCATTTCCCGCTGATTGTGTCATTGATGACCAAATTCCATCCGGAATCGGATGCTTTCACCTCGATGGAATAGCTGACGCTATAGCCGTTGATGTCGCCGCTGGTTTTGTCCTGTATGAACAACGCCGGCACTCGGAGCGTCACTCGCGCTCTGGTCATCGGCGTATTGACGATCGAGCGGACAACAGGTCCGTTCTTCTGAGAGACCTGCTGGCCAACCATAACTTCACGGGAATTCAGTTCGGCAGCGTAGGCCTCTACCGGAACTTGATCCGGCAGGCCACCCATAAGAACGAGATTGACACCTTGGAAGTTGTAGGTGCCATCTGCCGCTTGCAGCGGCGTGTCGTCGAAGTAAACACTCTTCAGCCCGTCCACTAGGCCTTCAATCGGTCCTTCGCCTAGGATATCCATGATATAGGCGGTTGCCTTGGACCGCAGGGTGTTCGGTGCTTCATAAGGCACGCGCGCAGTCTTTGCCTTGCCGGAACCTCCTGCGCCATGGACATTCTTCTTGTGAGTCATTTTAACTACTGGATATTACTGCGTTGGATAACATTGACTGTTAGTTTGCCAGGTCTATTATCACCAACAGGGTTGGATTGTTGATTGGCAACATAATCTTCAGCCTTCAATGCAGTGGCCCCAACAATCGAGCCGACGCGGACCTCACCATAGATCAGCGGGATAGGGCTTCCTTGCGCTGAGCTGTTGATTGGCCCTGAAAACAAGAAGGAAGGATTGCGATCTACTGTTAGCGGCCCAGACGCTTTTGGTTGCGGGCTCAGCATGATCGAAACCCCACCGAGAACCATGCCAAGCCCAATGAACGTCATCTGACTTGCCGTTAAAAGCCCTTTCACGCCGATAGCAGAAGCCTCGAAACCCGCCTTGGCACCTCCAACAAAAGCGGCTGCTTCCG